ATGCGTTCAGCCATCATATCATAATACGCAGTAAGTTGGCCGCCCCAGATACCACGCATTGCCTGTGCCATGGCCAGTGCTCTATTCCATGCACCTAGTCTATAAACGGTCAAGAACTTTTCATGTGCGATTTCCGCTTTTTCGTCAAACTTTTCTAGAACAGTAAAAATACGTGCAGGCTCAGTTTTTCCCTTGACTGCTATTAGGTCTAGCTCAACCGTTTGGTATGTATCTCGTACATACTCGGCGGTTTTTGGTCCGATGATGATTTTAACACCATAAGGTTTGCTTTGGCCTTCCAAACGGCTAGCAAGATTAACCCCATCACCAAGGCAGGTATAATCAAAACGCTGATCACTACCCATATTACCGACAACAACAGTATCAGTATTAATACCGAGACCCATTCCAAAAGCGGGGATTCCTTCTGCGGTAACTTCATTGTTAAATTCCTTTAATGCTTTCAACATTTGGAATGCAGTTCTAACAGCATCTTTAGCATGTTGTTCATTGTTAACAGGAGCATTCCAGAAAGCCATGATACAATCGCCGATGTATTTGTCTACTGTACCTTTATTTTCTAACAAAGATTTAGTCATTATGGTCATATATCGATTCATGATCTTAGTAAGTCCTTGGACGTCTCGTCCGTAATGTTCGGATATTGCAGTGAACCCTCTAACATCAGAGAATAATATAGACAATTCAACTTCTTTCCCCCCTAATGATAGTAACTCCGGTTGTTTTTGAAGTTGTACTACTAACTCAGGTGACAGGTAGGTTCCAAACTGTTTTTTAATCTGTAATTTTTGATTTAACTCGGTAATGAACTTGACTGCATTTATGTGCAGAGAGACAAGTACTACTGTTACAATCGGCATTGTAACATCAATTAGGATATGATAATTTTTATAGACCCATGTTGATCCGAAAAACATTCCGACTACTAATAGGATTGGCAACATATAGGATAAATGTTTTTTCATTTTTCTAGCCTTTTCTTTTTAACCCCTTTTTGCGGAGAACAAATTTCACCAGTTTTCCATCTAGGATCATTGCAATCAACTAATCCTAATTTTTCTCGGGTAATAGCATTAACGGCTGGAGATTTTCCAGAAAACCGTGCTTTGTGGGCAATCATCCTGTCGAGACTTTCCCAAGATTTATACCATTTTTGCTTTTCTCTCTCTGCCCACTCTGGATCAGTAGATCTTAGAATCTTTTGCTTAGATATTCCAATTTTACCTACTGAACGCATATGATCAGCGCCTCGGCTAACTCCATACATTGCATTTAATGAACCTGCATTTTTAGCAGAGTTTTTTACGCGGTGTTCAGCTGTCTGCTCGCCGCGTTTAGCACCTTTTGGCCAACCAGTTATACCGTTTTCAGGTATTTCATTAGCCCATTCTTTTGACTCTACAATGTTATTCTTTGTTGAGAATTGTATAGCAAACTCTGAACACAACTTGATATCATCGAATCCCCATATATCAAGTGTTTTAATACTATTACCGTGTTTCTTTAAATGGCGTGTCCAGTGACGTCCTGAACCCCGATATTTAAATGGATCTATTTCCGTTGTTTTACCAAAATATTTTAATCCAGTAATTGTGTGTTGCTTTACATACAAATAAATAATCATGCTGGTGTTCCTTACAAACATTAGAGCAAGTGGGAATTGGTCTTCCGCGACTTGCATCACATTATTTATTCTTAGCGGCTATGATTAATAATAGGGGCGGGATTAACATTAGAAGGATTTCCACCAATGGAACCCAATTCGGAATCGAAACAGAATCTCCATTTAGAAGAGTCTGGAGAATACTGGCCTGAACCTGATGGGGCATTTCGGCACCAGCCGGAGTCGCTACGGGATTTGCAATTCCGCTCGCAGTCACACCAAGTAGAACGATCTTTCCATCGAGACGAGGAATATTCTCGCCTACTTCAAACGATGAGAATACGTAATTCGGGTTATTAAAAATACGCCCATATTCATCAGTGGAGATTTTACCAAACTGTGGAACACGAACCGCCTCAACTCCCGTCTCATTTATCTTCGCTTGATAGCTTGGATCGCCTGCGGCAGTACGTAGAAGCTCTAAAGCAAACGAGGGATAGTATTCTCCAGCTGATGTCGCTAACATTGGAACTCGACGAACAACACCGTCCGATTCGGGAAGAGTCGATGTTATTCCAACGCCTGCGGCAGATTCTTGAAGACTTGGAATATTATCGAGCACACATGGATAGTTTGGAAGAAAGTCTGTTGGCTTACCGTCTCCAACAACTGCGACGCCTGTTCGACGAGTAGCTGCGTTATTGCGTGTGCAATCTGAGGAAACTGTCTGACTTAATACTACTGGGTAATTTTTAAGTGATGCTGCGAAAGCATCGTCACCGTTAAATCTATCTTTTTCAGGGTATAACATAGTGCTACCGACGAGGCCAGCATGACCAGTACCGTACAGATCAGAAATAATTTTCGCATAAGTGTCCCTTGGAAATGGATATTGACCATATTTGGCCAAGGCTTTTTCACCAATATTTGCAATTACAATCTGTTCACTATGAACAGGTTTACCTAACATTAGATAGTCATAGAATTTAAGTTTCATTGCATCAACTAGATACGGGTTTGACAGTTTAACCACCAACAGCAGCGCAAAGGTTAGTATCGCTAACCAAGGGCTTAACAAAACTTTTCTTAAATTCTTCATCACGCTATCCTTAATGCTTTACATAGGAGTATCCTGTGCAAGGTCCAGAGGTACACGTAATGCTCATTGACGCACTGTCAGCGGTGGTAGCATTATCTTGAACAACTGTTACTCCAACGTTAGCACTATTTATAGTTAAAGAGAATAACTTCTGTGCTGCGCCGGCCTGTGTAACGCTTACGGTATTTCCGTTGGTGGGGATGTTTAATTCAAGAAAATGATTAGCATTGCCCTGCTGTGTTGTAGTAATTGAGTTGTTGCTACCACTAACTTCAATAAATGCACTTTTGCCCGCAGTTCCGGATTGGGTGACATTAGCAGAATTAGTGCTACCATTAATATTTGCTTCTGTATAATTCGAAGATGTTTGTTGATTAACGGACAATGTATTGTACGAACCTAATATAGAGGCTTCTAGCAAATTATTATGTCCAGGAACCGTAGTGCTTCCTTGTTGCACATTCATGGTATTATAGTTACCATTGATCACAGCAGATTGTGCTCCATTAATACCTCGTATCACATTGTAATCACCTGTTTGTGTTATAGTCACGCTGGTATTATTTCCATAGTTCTGTATATATACAGAATTATTCGTCAACGACACAGTCTGAGATATTTTAACAAGTTCTTGAGTAGATACCGAAGCACTAGGTAATGGCGCTCCTCCATCTCCAAATGCTTTCGGATTTGGCATCGTTGTTACATAATCACTATTTGGTATTAACGTGATAGAACCGGATTGATTCCAAAATAACTCTACTGCGGCGCCGCCGCCATTTTCATAATACCACACGTCAAACGCATAGGTTTGGCCGCCTTGCAGGGTTATAGAACCGCGCCCGTTCCAATTTGCTGGTCCTTGTTCTTGCCAATTACTAATAACTCGCGAACCGTTGACATTTAAAATAAATCCGTCGTCTGAATAATCATAGAACGTAATTGTTTGTGACCCTGATCCTGGAACTGTTATATAACCTGTAAAATGTATTTCTACACCGTCGGCAAGACCCGAATTCATTACCACTCCAGATCCCCAGTTGTAATTGATGTTAGTAGTTGTTCCAGAATTTAATGCCTGACCGCATCCAAAACAAGGAGTAGGTCCACCTGCGCGGTATACCTGATAGTTAACATCCGCAAAAGCTCGTGGAGTGAATAACATTAAACATAGAACAAAAATTAAGAGCTTATTAAAGGTTTTCACTTTGGCGGTGCTCCTCGCTGAATAATAGTAATTGTTCCATCAGGTCGTCCTGTACCCGGAGTAGGCCAGTGATGATCGGAGAAATTAAATCCGCCAACAATTCCGTCTTGTTCTGTTGTTATTTCTACTTTGGTATTTTTAGGTAAAATGATAATAGATTCTTGTAATTTACTGTCAGAAATTGTAGTATATGTCCAACCGATCTGGATTAATTTCTTACTAAGCAAGGGATCGACGTCTGTATACACTGTTTGTTTTAATTTTTGTCCCGGATTATACTCTACGTATACGGCTTGGAGTTCTGGCTGCGTAGGTGGATTGGCGATAGCAGCGGCAACCATTTCTACATTA